TATCTATTTTTTAAGAAAAATATTAAAATACAGTATCATTCAAATGTAGCAATTAACAGATATATAAAAGAAAAAACTTTAGCTGAAAAGAAAAAAGATGATGAAGTAAGAATGATATCTCGCAGTTATTATAAAAGTTGTGTGCAACCGGAATATTGGAAAAACAATAATTATGATTATGATCAAACAACTAATAAAATCACTTTTATTAAAGATGGAGAATTTTTAAAACCAATTTTCGGAAAAATGAATTCAAGTGAATTTTCAAAATATATTGCAAAAAACTGCGACTGTAAAAATCCCAATCAATTAGCTGGATATGTAGTACTACCTGTACCTGTAATTCAAGATGTTCCAAAAATAATTAATTATCATTCTTGTTGCTTAACCAGTACTACCGCACTCAAGAGATCAGCTGCTGAAATGCCCGATGCCGATCCAGTTATATTAGAAGAGTTTAAAAGGTTCTTAAAGATTAAAATATATCCTATATTAGATTCAATTGTAAATGAGTTTGAATATTCGTCTGCTATTTGGTGGAATCATATAACCACAAAACAAAGACAACAGGTTCTAGATGCTTTAAAAGTTGTAGACTTCGGTAAAAAATACACTGTAATTAAAACGTTGCAAGAATACGGTAATTTCGTAAAATCAGAAGATCAAACACAAGGTCCAGCAGAATCAAAAACAAGAAACATATGCAACGTAGGTAGTCTTAAAAAATTATTAGCCGGCCCAGTATGCTATACATTAGAGAAAATTGCCAAATGCAAAATCAAGAGTTACGTTTCAGGAAAATCATATGAAGAAAAGGGTTACGATCTAGCAAATATTGCTAAAAAATTAGGAGAAGATTGTGTCAAGCTAGATGGTGATGGAAGTGCTTTCGACTCATGTCAAAAAATGCCCTTAAAGAAGTTAGTTGATGATTATCTATACAATAAAGTTTGTACAAAAATTGAAAATGAACAGGTTGCTAGACTAGAAATATTAGGTTATTCAATACCACCCTATGCCATAAGATGCGCGTTAATGGATCATCATGCTGTAATTAAAACAAAATGTCAAAAAGAAGGAAAGTTGAAAACTTTAGTAACCGTAGTTCACGATGGTACTACTCACTCCGGAGATATGGACACAACTCTAGCCAATACAATAAGAATGTGGTGTTATACAGAATTTGTAGCTTGGATTGCTCGAATTAGCGAAAATGATTATGAATCTAGAGTTGCCGGTGACGATAATAGCTTATATATCTCTAAAAAAGTATTTAATAATAAAAAATTTGAAATTATAAATGCCTACAGTACAGTATATACATTAAGGAAAGATAAAGTAGTTCATGGATTAGGACAAGTAATTAAATTCTTAAAAGTAGGTAGAATTGAAGACGGAGATTTTTGTAGTACAAGCTGCTTTAAAACAACTAGAAATGGAGACACTTTTTATAGAATATTGCGTATACCTAGTAGATATTTTATGACTTTTGCTTATATGTCAAAATCAGACAGCCTTTCACCAGGAGAATACTTATATGCTACAGGACAAGCAGAATTAAAATGGGCTGAAGGTCTTCCAGTATTTGAAAAAATTGCTAGGTGGAAAATGAGACACGGATATGATAGCAGCAAAATAGACTTACTAACTTCCAGCATACACAGAATTGCAAACTACCAAAGATGTTTAAATCAATTTTCAGAAGAAGATGATTTAGTCTACAAAACTATAGAATTGACACTACAAGAAATTGAGTTTAAGGAGAGATGGAATATTAAAAATATATTCAACACTGAAATTTTAAACACTAATATAAGTCAAGCTATTCGCGACAAAATCTTGAAGATGTACGGTATCAACAAAGTCAGTCAAGCACACATAGACAGAGCCTTAAAAACTTATGAATCAAAATTCAAAGGTACCGTTCTTGGGAATCACAATTCACTTAGAACCATAACTAATAATTCTCAAGATTATCAAGCTTATTGCGAAACACTCCTAGATAGATATGGAATAACAATTGCAGAAATTGAAGACTTTGAGCAATATCTTGATACAGTCGATCCTATGTCATCTTCATTAACTCATCCTTTACTAATGAAAATTACTCAACCTGATAAACAAGTGGATCTGACTAAATATTTCAACTGCCCTGAAAAATTCAAACTATCCTGGTAAGCAGTTGGCATCCGTAAATAAAAACAAAAATTAAAAAGAAA